GGTATCAGCCCAGAAATTGCTGTATATTATCCAGCAACTAGCCAAAGAGGAAAACCTTGAGAGCATCTACGAGGATGTAGTTGGCAAGGGTATATTCAAGCGTAGCGAGCTAACAGCCCGCAATTCTCTACAGTTAGCCGAACTGATTATGAAATCAGTCAGCGACTTTGAGAAGTCCGAAAACTGGAGTTAAATAAAAATGGCGGTTACTGCAGGTTAACGTCTGGTAGCAGGTAATCAGTACCGAGGATAGTTTTTCGTTGGTGTTTGTACTATCCGAGAAGCACGTCCCGCCGAATAAAGAGAGGGAAATTATGAAGAAACCGAACTATGTGTTTAAGCACAGCTACTTGCATAAGCTTATACGAGGGCATTATAGAGAGCGTGCGTTTTTGTGGACAACTAAGGACGGCTATGAGCGTTGGTCATACCAGTGCCCAGTCTGCCCGACTTACTGCGAGAGAGAGGAGCAAGGCTACAATCACAGTAAGACTGCGTGTAGCCACAAATGAAAGAGCTATACCCGTATCAGAAAGACTACATCGCTACACTGCAGAAAAACTGCATAATGGGTGCGGATGTAGGCTTAGGCAAAACCATTATGAGTCTAGGTCACTACCGCAAGTATGGTGAGGGGCGACCACTGCTAGTGTTAGCACCAGCGTCTAAGGTAAAGACAGGCGACTGGCAACGTGAGATAGAGGAGTTCTTCGGACTAGCACAGCCTGAATGGTGGGTAGTGAGCTACGACAAGTTCACCCGTAACGCGAAAGCTTATATGGGTATGCCAGGGCTATGTGTGATAGCCGACGAGTGTCACTTCGTATGCAACAGCCAGACTAAGCGTGGTAAGACGGTCAGACACCTTGCGATGATGGCAGACCAGTTCATCGGGCTAAGTGCCAGCCCACTGCCTAACGGATGGCGTAGTATGGAGAACTTCGCAATATTGTTTAAGCTCGTACGCAATAAGACCGAGTTTTACAAGCGGTTTGTGGATGTAGACCGCAGCCGAGGCTTCCCGCTTATACTGGGCTACCGCGACGTGGAAACAATGGCGAGGTTTTGGAACCGCATAAGCAAGAACCTTGAGCGTGATGGGCTGGTAGACTTGCCAGAGGTGCAGACGCTGGGTGAGCGTGTGGAGATGAGCCCGCAGTTTGAGGATGCTTACGACGATATGAAGCGGTCACGTGTTATGCCTAATGGCGAGTTACTGGATAATGCCAGCAAACTGTTCAATGCCCTTCGGCAAAGCCTGACTCCCCTTCGGAGAGATGCCCTTCAGTCAATCCTTGAGAGTACCCAAGACCATATCGTGGTGTTCTATAACTTCAATGGCGAGCGCGATATGATACTGGACGTACTCAGTAAGCTGGAAAACAAGCGTGTAATCTTTGAGCAATCGGGGCACGCTAGTCACTTACCACCTAGAGAGGTGTGGGCGACAATGAAGCCGAGCGTAACCCTAGCGCAATACCAGTCAGCCTCTACCGCGATTGAGTTAACCTATGCGAACGTCACTATATTCCTGAGCCCAACCTATAGCTATGCCAACTTCCACCAAGCAAGAGGGCGTACACACCGACCAGGGCAGAAGAAGAAAACCCTGTTTTACCTGATAAGCGTGCAGGGCAGTATCGACCAAGATGTGTGGAAAGCCCTTAAGCATAAGATGGACTTCTCAGAGAAGGTGTGGATGGCTGATAACCCCGCTGCCGAGATGCTAAAAGCACAGGAGGGAGGTATGAATTAGCTTGACAGTTCAAGACAAGCCGAGTAAACTAAAGACACAGAGAGGAGTATTATGGCAACCGTTAGAAAATCAAGAATCGGTAAAGCTATCTTCGGGGTATACGTACCACAAGAACTAGCTGACCGCGTTAAAGAATATATGGCTAAAGAAAAACGCACGCTTACGTACGTGGTCACTGAAGCAGTAGACCAGTTCCTACGTAAAAACGGCTTTTAAGAAAGGAGCGATATGGAGAGTAATACATACAAGGGTGATATTAAAATTGCCCGAACAGAGTTGAAAGACGCCTACCGCAAGTATAGGCGCGAAGTAAAGAAGCTCCACCTATTGCGCAGGCAAAAGGCTATTAAGGATGAGCTGGCTTCAATGGGCGTGTGGAGCAAACAGATACCAATTACGGTTATCGAGACTAAACCGCAAAAAATTAAAGTGAGGATAGCATAATGGCACGATTAGTGTTAGTCATAAGCAAGAGCGGTACTGGCAAGTCCAGTAGCCTCAGAAATCTGAAGAAAGGCGAAGCCAGTGTTGTGCTGTCTAGTGGCAAGGAGCTACCGTTCCGTACGGATATAGCGACTATGTTCCCCAAGTCATACGCTGATGTATTGAACGCGATAGAGAAATCCACCGCACCAATCATCGTGGTTGACGACGCCAACTACCTGATGAGCTTCGAGGAAATGGGACGCGTAAACGAAATCGGTTACGCTAAGTTTACCCAGATGGCACAGAATATGTTCAAGGTATTCAAGTCCATCATCGACAAAGAGAGCGACCAGACGTTTTACGTTATGGCACACGCTGCAGAGTCCGAGGACGGTATGCTACGGTTCAAAACTACAGGCAAGATGTTGAGCGATAAGGTTGTGCTTGAAGGCTTGACCAACATCCTTATCACCAACGAGATTACAGCTGATGGTGAGTTCGTGTTTAAGGTAAAGACTGACGGTACAGGCGTCAAAACCCCATTGGGTATGTTCAATACCGAGACAATCCCGAACGACCTGAAAGAAGTGGACAAGGCTATCCGTGCATACTACGGTGTAGGCAAACCAGCAACTAAGAAGGAGGAGAACAATGCGTAATTTACGCTCGTGGTTAGGTAACAAACTATTCAAATTAGCGGGCTGGGTTAGCCCTAACAAGAAAGGCAAAAAGTAATGGCAGACTTTACAGACGAACACAAAGCAGAGCAGGGTCAGTTCTTTGGCGAGGGCATACACAAGGTATCCATCGTTGACGTTACTGGCGGTGTGAATGACAACGAGAAAGAGTTCATCGAGTTCACCGTTGAGGGTGAGAACGGCGAAGAAGGCAACGCTCGTATGTGGTTTACCACCGACAAGGCTATCAAGTTCACCTTTAACACTATCCGTGCAATCTTCGTGCACAACGCGTTGGAAGCCAAGAAAGACGCTGCACGTGAAATGATTAACGGTGTTAAGAACAGTGAAGAAATGGTAGCACTGTGTAAGAAAGTCCTCATCGGCAAGGAAGCTTTCTACCAAGTTGAGAAGAGTGACTACGTTTACACCAATCAGGCTGGCGAGCAAAAGACAGGCTACAACCGTAACCTCTATGGATACGAGCCAAAGCCCAAAGAGAAAACTGCACTGGATACTCTAACTGAGGGTGCAATCGACCTGAACGCAGAGGATATCCCAGATGTCTTCTAGCCTAGACGTAAACAAGTTCGAGTATTCGGACGCCCCGCAACGCAGTCCTGAGTGGATTGACCTACGAGCGGGTAAAGTAACTGCTAGTCGGCTTAAGGACTGGCTGGCAGTGAGCAAGCGGGACAGCAAACCGCTACAGGCTCGCAAGGACTACGAAGCTGAGTTAGCGTTCGAGATTGAGTTCGGTGTGCCATTCACACGTTTTGTCACGAGTGCTATGGAGCAGGGTCAGCTAATGGAGGAGTTCCTAAAGCGTGAGTACGAGAAAATGCAAGCGTTCGACGGTACCAAAGTTATTGTGCGACCCGTCGGTTGCTATTACAACAACTACTTCGTAGCCTCCCCAGACGGTGAAATTGACGGCGATGGATTGATTGAGTGCAAATGGGTGTATGACAAGACTTATTTGGACGTACTCGCAAATGGTGTCCCCGAAGAACATATGCTACAAATGCAAGGACAGATGTGGGCAGCCGACAAGAAATGGTGCGACTACGTGGTTGGTAACGCTAACACCAATACCTTTACCTGTATGCGTGTTGAGCGTGATGAGGAAATCATTAACCGTATCAAAGAGAGTTTAGAGACTACTCGGGTAAACACGATACTCAAGACCGAGACCGTGTTCGAGTTCAGCACGGTACCACAAATAAGTTCAGAAAGTCAGGAGTTCTAATGTTACCAACTTCACGTGAAATAGCGATGCAGATAGCAGTGTTCCACGAGCTATACCCCAAAGAAACTATCAGCGACCTAGCGCACCGCTTGATGTACTCCCCAGTGTTCGTGATAAACGCACTGGATGAGGGCGAAAAGATGGAGCTGTTCAGCCGTATTAAAGGCGAGGACAAGCTGATAGCGACTACCCCTGTTGATTACCAGACGATGATGGGCTTAGAGTTTGGTACCGAGCAGACCCGTATCCAGAACGAGCTCTTACGAGCTATCGCTTCGGCTAACAAAGACGAAGATGATGTGGAAGAGGGTACGCTACAGGCGTGGTGTCGTGGTATCCGTCCAAGCGATATCGAGTTAGCACTGCACACACTGCAGAAGATTGACTTTGTATCCAAGTACGAGCTTGCCAATCCGAAAGACAAGGAGAGCAAGTACACATTCTACACCCTCCGCATTAACGAGGGCAAAGAGTGGGGGCTTAAGCAGTTTAAGGACTTAAAGCCAGCTAAGAAGAAGAAATAACTTAAGGAGCAGAGTAATGAGTAAAACACTAATACGCAGTAAGGTGGACGAGAAATTAACAACCCGTGTAGTCCGACAGACGAACGACTACAGCAAGTTCAAAGACCTGCCAGGCAACCGTCAGGTAGACAAGCGCCACGTCAACCAGCTAATCCGCTTGATGACTGAGAACGGCAACCTAACCGACCAGTTCCCAGTAGTGGTGGACAAGCAGGGCTACGTCATTGACGGGCAACACCGCCTAGAAGCACTCAAGATACTAGGCTGGGACGTTGGCTACATCGTAGAAGAAGCAGCCACCATTGACACCGTACGTAACATTAACCGCGGTAACAAGAACTGGTCTTGGCGTGATATAGCTGAGAGCTATGCCCGTCTAGGCAACAAGGAGTATGCGTGGTTCTTGCACTACTACGATAAGCACGAAATGACCTTTACCCTAGCGATGATGTTCTGCGATAGCAAGATGAACAAGCGCAACGCCAATGGTGCATACGCCAGTGGTTCTATGGTCATTCTCGATAAGGAGCGTGCCCTGTTGTACGCTAAGCAGTACAACGACCTCCGCGAGATTGTAGACGTTGGTAGCCACGACTTCGGTAAAGCCCTTAACAAGATTTTCCACAGTCCGTTCTACGACCACGAGCGTATGGTACGCAAGATGAAAGAGCAGGGTCACACCCTACCTACCAAAGCGAACGAGAGCGATTACCGCAGGGATATTGAAGCGATATTCAACTACGCTTTCCCCGAGGACAACAAGTTCCGTTTGTTCTAACGTGGTAAAATAATAGTTGTGCTTAAACAAGGAACTCGCCTTTGAAAAAGTACGACCTGTACTACTTCCCACTCTATTTTGAGGAGTTGGAGTCAGCCAAGAAACTCAAAAAGAAACCCCGCCATTAGTGCGGGGTTTTTTGATATAGTACAGATATGAAATACAAAACAGTGTTTGCTTATCACAAGTACACACGGGGAGGGAGGGCAGTAACAACTATGCGGTGGGAGAATATCATCCTAATCATTATGGTGATTGTCGCCATAATGTGCCTGTGGTGGGTGTGGGGCAAGATACAAATTATGAACCCTGACTACTGCTTCGAGACCCCCGTCAGCTACCGTGACAATAGCTACTGCGACTAGACTTCCCAGTCATCCATCGTCTTAGCCATAAACTCTAGGTACTTGTCGTATTCGCGTTGCCCGATATGCTTGCGGTAGTGCACGTCTGCGCCCGAGCGTACGGCTACTTCTTCAGCGTCGGCTTGGCTGGTGTGTATTTGCGCCAAACCCTCCTCGCAGATAATCTTGAGGAGTCCGTGCCCCAGCCAGTCAAAGACGTGCACGCTATCGTAGTGCGGGTCAAACAGGTACTCGGTCTCCCCGATGTTGATACCGATAGAGAAGCCGTCGGGCTGTATGCGGTCACTCATTAGCTGTTACCTCCAGCAGTTCTACGCACTGCACAAGTAGTATCTCGTTCAGTCGGTCTAGCAATTTATTAACACCCGACCCCTCGAAAACACTATCAGTTGCCTCGTGGCGTGTGATATAGGGCACACGTTCAACTAGCGCCTCGTGTACTTGGTCGTAATCCATCTCGCTAGGGTCTACGCTACCAAGCTGGGTAACGTAATCGCGTAGCGCGTATATGCCGTTATCTTCCACTCTTTTTCCTTTCGTGTAGCAAGCCCTGCACGTTAAACATCAGGGCACACAGGTCATCGTTAATACAGTCGCCAGCTCTGAAGCCTTTCCAGACGGCGAAGAAGTGCCGCCACATTGACTTCATATAAGCCTCCTCGGGTATGCCCTTCTGCCAGTTATCTGATGCTCGCATAGTGCCGTCACCCTGCAAACGGTTCTCGTGCATATACTCGGCAAAAGCCTCTAGCGCCTCGGGGCTCAAGAAGCCCTCGAAGTCCAGCTTGCCATCGTCCGTGTCGCGCGTGGCTCCCGTGTCAAACGTCCTCACTGCTCA